ATGAATTGATTACTCCTCAAGGTGTTGCATCTTTTGTAAAGTCTCTACGCTTACCTCATCGCGTAAGGGATTATCAATATAAAGCAATATACGAGGCACTAAAATATAATAGGCGACTTTTGTTGTCACCAACAGCTTCTGGAAAGAGTCTGATGATTTATGCATTAGTCCGATTCCATGTAAATGCTAATAGAAATATTCTCATAGTAGTCCCCACCACTAGTTTAGTGGAGCAAATGTATAAGGACTTTGAGGAATACGGATGGATGGCGTCCGAATACTGCCACAAAATATATGCGGGGGCAGAAAAATATACGAATCATCAGGTGGTAATTACCACTTGGCAATCTGTCTATAAGGAATCTCGTAAGTGGTTTGAGAGGTTTGACGTGGTTATCGGTGACGAGGCACACCTTTTCAAAGCTAAATCTCTTACTTCTCTGATGGGTAAGTTGCATGAGTGTAAGTATCGTATTGGATTTACTGGGACACTAGATGGCGCAAATGTTAATCAGTTAGTTTTGGAAGGCGTATTTGGCAGATGCTCTCAAGTAACAAAGACTAGTGAATTGATGAAAGCAGGTCATGTTGCAAAATTGAAAGTAAAAATTGTTTTGATTAAACACGAAGAAAAACTCTTTGAAGGATATCAAAATGAAATTGATTATCTAATTGAGCATGAAGGTAGAAATAAATTCCTTCGTAATCTTGCTTGTGATCTAAAAGGAAATACCCTGGTTCTTTTTAACTATGTAGAGCGTCATGGTATCCCTCTATATGAGATGATAAATAGTCACACAGATAGACCCGTACATTTAGTTCATGGGGGTGTTGATGTAGATGATCGAGAAGACATTCGTATTCTGACAGAAAAGTCTGATAGTGCGATCATCGTTGCATCTTACGGCACATTCTCTACGGGTATTAACATCAAAAAATTACATAACGTGATCTTCGCATCACCTTCCAAATCAAGAATTCGTAATCTCCAATCTATTGGTCGTGTCTTGAGAAAGGGAGAAAACAAATCAAATGCAACTCTTTATGATATTGCAGATGACATTTCTACTGATAGGGGTAATAACTACACTCTCAATCATTTAATGGAAAGAGTCAAAATCTACAATCAAGAAAAATTTAACTATGAAATCATAGACGTAAAAATAAAAACTTATGATTAATTACGCAAAACATGACGAAGAATTTTATGGTATCTTCAAACTAGTTAATGGTGAAGATGTCTTAGGAAAATCACTTATCACTGAAGATAATGGAGAATCTATTGTCTTTATTCAAGATCCAGTTACCTTAGAAATTTTTACTAAAGATCTAGACGATGGCAAAGTTGCTAGAGGAATGGGATTTGCTAAGTGGATGCAAATGTCTGATGAAGAATTTTTTATCTTACGTGAAAAAGATATCATTAGTTTAGCAACAATGTCTAAGGAAACTATTTTTCTATATGAAACATATGTTGGTGGTGAAGAATTACCAGATCGCCTCAACAAAAAAAGACTCTCTCTAGATGAGGATATGGGTCTTGTAGGTACAATTGATGAAGCAAGGAAGTTATTTGAAAGAATCTATAAGAATCCCTTTCAACCCTGACAGTGTTATTCTACAGAGACTTGACGATTCTGTCAAGTGTGTTATAATATAAACAAAGCAAATGGATATATGAAGACCATTAAAAAACAAAAACAACATTACGTTGATAACAAAGAGTTTCTTGCTGCCATAATCAAGTACAGAGAGAAGAAAGAAATTGCTGAGATTCGTGGTCTTCCCAAACCTAGAGTTGACAATTACATCGGAGGATGCTTTCTAAAGATTGCAACTCACCTTTCATATCGTCCTAACTTCATTAACTACATGTATAAGGATGACATGATTTGTGATGGTATTGAAAATTGTATTCAATACATTGATAACTTTGATCCAGAGAAATCAAGAAATCCATTTGCATATTTTACTCAGATTGTATACTATGCTTTCCTGAGGAGAATTCAAAAAGAGAAACGCCAGATGGAAATCAAAGATAAGATTCTAGAAAAATCTGGTTACGATGAAGTCTTTACAGTTGACGGGGAAGGAGGATCCGAGTATAATCAGATGAAGTCTCGTATTTCCATAAACTCCAAACGATGAAAATATTACTGATTACTGATCAACACTTTGGAGTTAGAAACGATAATCAGTCTTTTATAGATTTATATAAGAAGTTTTATAATCAATTTGTTATCCCCTTTATAAGAGTATCTAAAATTGATACTGTAATTGCTTTGGGGGATACCTTTGATAAACGTCGCTCCATTAACTTCATGTCACTGGAAGCAGCAAAGGAGATGTGGTTTACACCTCTTCAAGAGATGGGTGTTACGATGGACATGCTCGTAGGGAATCATGATATTTATTACAAGAATACTTTACGAGTTAACGCCCCAAGTGAGTTACTTGGAGAATACAACAACATCAACGTCATCACAGAACCTACCACTTCTGTTTATGATGGTCTTCCTATACTCCTTCTCCCTTGGATTTGCGATGAGAATCGTGCAGAAATTCTGGAAAAAGTAGGAAGTAATAAAGCAAAAGTATGCATGGGTCATCTTGAGCTCAATGGATTTGAGGCACATCCTGGTCATGTAATGGACTCTGGTATGGACAAAAATATTTTTTCTAAGTTTGATCGTGTCTTTAGTGGACACTATCATATGAAGTCTACCAAAGGTAATGTCTCATACCTAGGCAATCCGTATCAACTATACTGGAATGACTATGGATGCAAGCGTGGATTCCATGTTTTCGATACTGAAACATTGAAGACTACTTTCTATCGCAACCCCTTTGATATGTTTCATAAGTTGCATTATAATAATGGTTTGGATATACCTGATGGATTGGAAGGATCCTATGTAAAACTTATTGTGGAAGAGAAGGGAGACTATGCTAAGTTTGACTACACTGTTTCTCAACTTCACGATGCTGGTATTGCAGATTTAAAAATCATCGAAGATCTTAGTGTCGAATTAGGGCAATCCGAAATCTTGGAGACTGAAGATACCATAACATTATTGGATAAATATATTGATGAAATTGATCTCAAAGTAAATCCTGATAGTGTAAAAAGTATTATGAGATCATTGTATATCGAAGCCTGTGAGATATGATGTTTATCCTAACCGACAAAATTACTGGCGGTGTATACGCTGTCTATAACAAAGAGAAAGTAAAGACTGTGCAAATTTTTGAAGAGGAGGATGATTGCATTAGATATAATAATATGCTCCTTGCTGACGGATATGAAGATGAGTTGGAAATTTTAGAAATCGATCTTCATGTGGTTGCAAGTAACTGTGATATGCATGGGTATTTTTATTCTGTAATTACTAAAAATGATTTTGTAATTCCTCCATTATAATGAAAGTAATTGATAATTTTTTGCCTGATAGGATATTTAATAAACTTCAGGAAGGTATGATGTCGAATTTATTTTCCTGGTATTGGGCAGATGAGAAAGTGCCTGAGAATAATTCATATAAAAACTGCCAACTTGTGCATACTTTATATGAAAATAATACATCATACAGTGATTGGGATGTTAGTCCAGTAACTTCACAGTTAAAGGTTAAAGCAATTCATAGGATAAAGGCAAATCTTACTTTGTATACACCAGAAATATATGAATACGGACTACACACAGATGTAAATTTTCCGTGCCATACTGCAGTTTATTACTTAAACACTAACGATGGGTATACAATTTTTGAAGATGGTGCTAAAGTAGAAAGTGTTGCCAATCGAATATTAATTTTCGATTCTATGAAGATGCATACTGGCACAACATGCACTAATGAAAAAAGACGAGTGGTCTTAAATCTAAATTTCTTTTAACTGTTATGATTTTATTTGAGTCTATTCGCTGGAAAAATTTTCTTTCTACGGGCGATCAGTGGACAGAGATCAATCTTTCTGATAGTCCTTCCACATTAATTGTAGGACAGAATGGTGCTGGTAAGTCTACAATCCTTGATGTTTTGTGCTTTGCACTTTTCAATAAACCCTTTCGCAAAATTAATAAACCCCAACTTGTTAATACAATTAATGAAAAGGGATTGTCGGTAGAAATTTGTTTCTCAGTGGGCAGGGATGCCTATAAGGTATTCCGTGGAATAAAACCAAACATATTTGAAATCTATAAAAATAATAAGTTAGTTGATCAGGATGCTGCCTCTAAAGATACGCAGAAATATCTTGAGCAGAATGTCCTTAAACTTAACTATAAATCTTTCACTCAGGTTGTTATTCTTGGCAGTAGCACCTTTGTGCCTTTTATGCAGTTGCCTGCTGCACACCGAAGAGAAGTTATCGAGGATCTTCTAGACATAGGAATCTTCTCTAACATGAATACCTTGCTTAAAGATAAACTTAGAATAGCACAGAGTCAGAGTAGAGACTGTGATCATCTTCTAATGCTTGCTGAGGGAAAAGTTTCAGCACAGACAAAACTCATTTCCTCTTTGCAAGAAGTCAATCAAAATCGTCAAGAAGAAAAACAGAAAAAGTATGATGAAAATCTTTCTCTCATGAAGAAGGTGCATGAAGATAAGACTATTGTAGAGAAAGATATTGAAGATACTGAAAGTAAAATCGGTGACTATGATGCTGCAGCAAAAACATTAGCATCATTTCGTCAGGGTCAGGCAGATAAGAAGTCTGAGTTAAAATTGATTTCTAAAGATCTAAAGTTTTTCAAAGGGCATGATGTATGTCCTACATGCACACAAGATATCAGTAACGATTTCAAACAGAATCAAGTTGCTACATTGGTTAGATCTGGACAAACTCTCTCTAAGGAGATTGAATCTTTTAATAGAGATATTAAAGAAGCAACTGATATTGTTACTCAGATTTCAAATCAATCTATGAGATTGAAAGAGTTGACAAGTAATCTTTCTAGTCTAGATCGAGACTACGTTAGACTTGAGTTTGACAACCTTCGTATTAACGATGAGATTTTAAAGTTACAAAAAGACACTCCTAGTATTGATAAGGAAACAAATTATCTAAAGGAGGTTGAAGATGAATATGCAAAAACTCAAACCGATTGCTCAAACATCAGTAGAATGATCGATGAGTATCAAGTTGTATCTTCTCTGCTAAAAGATAGTGGAATCAAAAGTCAGATCATTAAAAAATATATTCCTATCTTCAATCAACTTATTAATAAGTATCTACAGTCAATGGACTTCTATGTCAACTTCACACTTGATGAAGAGTTTAATGAAGTTATTAAGAGTCGCTTTAGGGATGAGTTTTCATATGCATCATTCTCTGAAGGTGAAAAGCAGAAGATTGATTTAGCACTTTTGTTTACTTGGAGGGAAGTTGCACGAATGAAAAATTCTGTAGCAACTAATCTTCTTATCCTTGATGAAGTATTTGACTCATCTCTTGATGCCGAGGGCACTAATGAATTGTTAAAAATTCTTCGCAGTCTTGGAAAAGATTCCAACGTATTTGTTATATCTCATAAAGGTGAGATATTGGTAGACAAATTCTTACGCACACTTAAGTTTGAAAAGGTTAATGACTTTTCTAAACTTTCTGATGACTCATAAATAAACGTGGTGTGACCTAGATTTTATGCTGTCAACGCAATATCGACTGCGCTTAGAATTTATTTGTAAGTGCATTGCCAACGGTGAGGAAGTAAAACTAGATGATATGATCTGGGCAGAGAAACTTGCTAAGTCTCATACACTTGCAAGAGATTGGTTAAAGCAAGCACGACGCCAAGCAGCACAAGACATTGAAGAAGGTAGTACAGACGATTTTCTGAATAGGATGGGACTAGGTGATCCCGACCCATCCAATCACAAAACGGGATTTGATAGTGCTGATGATATTAAAAGCTGGTTTCAGCAAGACAAACCTGATGATTGGAGACAACGTGACTAAGAAAGAATACAAACAATTACTGTTGGACCACTTTACAGAGCGGTTGGATAAACTCACAGCAAAGGAATTGAAGGAACTTGCTGCGAGACACACATGAAGGATTATGTCTGTGTCCCCATGTGGGATCCTATTTTTGAGATGATACAGTATCATTGGGTACACAAGTCCGAAAAGGATCCTGTGCAATTCGTAAAAAGCCTCAACCCAGAGCAAGAAGTGCTATGAGACAACTGTTCCTAGTTCCCACT